TATCAGACAGCACGACAAGGTGGTCGATGGTTTCGTCCATGCGCGCCGCCCGCACTGCAGCCCGTACATGCTGGGTACTGGTAACGTAGTTGCTGGGCCACGGGTAGCTTTTGAGCATGATGCCGCGCACGGGAATGATGGCGATATTGTCGCGGATGGTGATGGGCAAGCCGTTGCGCTCGGCATCGATGGCTGGGCCTGCGGTGATGGCACCGTAAGCCTGCAGCTGCGGGTTGGCCGCGCGCTCAGATTGCAGCAGCCCTTCCAGTGCGTTCAGTTGGGTTTGGCCCAGGGCGCTGATGCCCCACAGCAGTGTTCGTTCAAACATCAGCTTTCCCCTTTTGTTGGATGGTGTTGCGGTTTTGGTTGGCGTAGTCGAGGCTGACCATGTTCATCTGTACCAGGCGCAGGTCGCCGCCCTCTACCGGGTTTTTATCTTCAAGGCCCAGTACATCGTTAATGCTGTATACGCCGCGATCCATCATGGTTTTGTAGTATTCCTGACGGGTCTTCAGGTCGCCGCGCAGCAGGCTGTTGAAGTTGATTTTGTTGTAGTAGTTACCACGCAGCAGCTTGGCGTTAATTTCTTGCTCAAGCCGAACCGCCCAACGCATGAGGCAGTCGGTAACGTATTCGATATTCTGGGCTTCGATGTTGTTGTTGGTGCTGCGCTCCAGATCCGCGACCTTGTGGGGCGGCACGCCGAACCAGCGACAGATTTCTGTTACGCCGAATTTGCGAGACTCCAGAAACTGAGCCTCTTCCGGATTAATGGTTACCTGCTTAAACTTCTGGCCCGGCTCTAAAACCGCCACGCCACCATTACTGCCTGCGCCACGATGTTCTTTTTTCCAAGTGCCTTTCAGATTTTTAGCAGCATCTGGCCCCCACTCATCCGGTGTTACTGCGCCGTCGGCCCATTCGATAACACCGCCGGGGATTGCGCCGTTACCGAAAAAGGCAGCACCGAAGTGCTCCATGGCAATGCCGAGGCTGATGGCTTGACGGGCAAAGGCGATAACGGACAGACCGACAACGCCGTCGCGGCTGAAGCCCTTCAGGTGCAGCACCTGGTCGGGCCGCAGGTAGGTGTTCGCCGCTCCACCGTTGCTGATTTCGTAAATGAGATTACCGCTGTTTGTGCGGGTTGGATTTACGCGACCCCACTCAAATTGCCACAACGCACCGGGCTCGCCGTTGCGCAGCGATTCGATTTCGGCAATACCGTTGCCGCCAGTAAGGGCCGCAGCAAGCAGACTTTGTTTGAAATCAAACGATGTGGTTTCAGGGTTCGCCATGCGGTACAGAAGATGATCTGCACCGTGACTGCTGGCAACCTCCCGGCGGTCGCCATCCGACTGATAAACCCGGTGCGGCATCATAGCGATATGCTCACTAATCAGACGCACACATGCCCAGACAGCGCTGTAGCTTAAGGCGCTGTCGGTGGTGACCGGAACGCCCGCAATCGGCCGGCGCAACATGCCTCCGAACCACCCGCCGCCAGATTGTTGCGGGGCTTCAGGCGCAGTGCTGCGGGCGTCGATATTCAGCCCAGCACCAATGCCAGAAAACAGGCTCATTCAGCACCCCCACGCGCCATCAGTAGGCCCAGCAGCAGCAGCAGGACACCTACGGCCAGCATGGCCGGACCAGTACCCAGCAGCTGATGAACACCGCCGCCGATCAGGCCCAGCGACAGCAGCAGGATGGTGTCCAGCTTGCTGAGGTTTGGAGCTTTGAGTTTCATAGTTCACCGTCTGCGTAAATGGAGCGCGGCCGCTTTTTCACGGGCATCAGGATCATCATTCCCAAGGCCATAATGGTGGCGGCTGCAGCGTCGATTTTTTCTTTCACTTTGGATTTGTCGGGCTTGATGTCGCCGGCCGGATTGGTGTCAGCAACCAGATTGGCACAACACCAGTAGAACAGCGGGTTGCTGTATTCCAGCTGCCGGTTCAGCACCCGCACCATCAGCTCCTTCATAGGGGCCGACATAGATTCGAATCCCTGCCCGAATTTGACCATGGGCGCACCCTCGGCCAGCAAGTCGTTTACCAGCTGGTTGGAGTTCCAGCGGTCGAATGCGATTGCTGTAACATTGAAATAAGCCAGCGCTTGGCGCAGGTCTTTTTTCATGTATTCATAATCGACCGTTTCGCCCGGCGTCAGCTGCAGGTGGCCCGATACCAAAAAGCGCTCCAGCGACTTGTCGCCCTTAGACAACCGCCGGTCCAGCGCCCCCTGCGGCAAGTAGGCACGCACGAAGGTGCGGGTTTTGCCTTTATGGGTGATGGTGAAGGCGGCGGCGGTAATATCTTCAACCGCTGATAAATCGAGGCCACCCCAGGCATCTGCACCTTTAAATTCTTCATTGCCATTCCACGGCGCCTGGTCGTCATAGTCGGCTTCACACTGCTTCAGCCGTTCGAGGTTCATCCACTTGGCTTCACCCCGCACCTTGATATCAAGCCGCTTGGTTAAAAACTCGATACGCTCTGTTGGGATTTCCTTGGCCATGCGGCACTGTTCGCGCATGTCATCGGGGTTCACCGATACTCCCCAGTTCGGATTTGCTTTAATCCATTCTGACTCTTTATCCCAATCTTCCGGATCGTCGAGCGTGTAGATGATGGCGAAGTAACTATCATCATCAACTGCACCTTCCAGCACTCGCTGCGCGTAGTCCTGCTGGTCAGCATCCGGCCCATCAACCAGAAATCCTTCGGTTGTAATTGTCCAGATAAGAGGCTGCTTTCGGGCGCCACGAGCAGATTTAATAACGTCCCAGACCGCTGACGTTTGGTGTGCATGCAGCTCGTCGATCAATCCGAAGTGAACGTTCAGACCGTCCATAGATTTGCTGTCTTTGCTAAGAGCCTGCAACCTGCCCCGGCTTCCCTTCGCAACAACCCGGTTAGCGTACTGCTGCACCAACTTCGACAGCTTTGGAGACTGGTCAATCATGGCGACGGCTGCGTCGTATAACTCTTTGGCCTGATCCAGCTTTGTCGCGGCGGAATAAACACGCGGACCACCTTCGTTGTCAGCCAGCAGGCCGTAACTTGCGATAAACGCCAGCTTTGTAGACTTGCCGTTTTTCCTCGCGACTTTTTCGTAAACGATACGGAATCGGCGGGTGCCGTCCTCTCGCATCCAACCGAACACGTTAGCAACGATAAAACACTGCCAGCCTTGCAACTCAAGCGGCAGGCCAGCAAATTCGCCCTCGTACTGGCGGCAGTAACCACTGAACCGAAAGACTCGCGCTGCCGCTCGCTCATCGAAAGACAGACCACGTTCGCCGCCTGTTTCGAGATCGTGAAACCAGCGTTTAACCGCCAGCTTTACCCACTTACACGCAGGAATTTTTCCATCACGAACATCCTCTGCATACTGGTATGCCATGTCGAGGTACTTACGACCCAGATCGACCGCCGGCACCTGCTTCATTACAGCGTTCACAGATCCAGCTGCCCCTGGTTTGGGTTCTCCAATTTAATTGCCTGCCGGGCGCGCGGAGTCATACCCAGCTGCTGCTCCAGCTTGGCCAGTTGCTCTGCGGCCTGTTTTCGCAACACTGCCTCAACAGACATTTGCTTTGCACCAGTTGGGAAAATCTGAATCGCTGCCTTTCCGCGATTTTTCTGGCACTCAGAATTCCAGTGCTGCCACTCGCAATACGTGACCACGTAGCGATGAAATACAGACAGATCAATTTCAGAAATAATGCCCAGCTCAACGAGCTTGGCGCCCATCGAATCCCAGAGTGCTTTTTCCGGGGCTTTCAACCCCTTCGGCTGGTCAGGCAAACCAGCAACAACACCCTGATACAAATCATCATCAGCGCCACTCTGCTGAGAACCCGCAACGGCAGCGCCTGACATAGAGTTTTTGGGTTCCAGCGGGATGACATTGGCGCGAGTATTCTCTGCCATCAATCACCTCACAAAAACAAAAAAGCCCGGAAAACCGGGCATAAAAAAGGGATCAAACAATATGCTGTTTAACCCCCCCCCTAAAAATTAGACATCTCACACGGAGGGTTACCCCTTCGTTCGCGGCATTTCAGGGTCGGAAGGATTTGCACCCCCCTCCCCATCACCAGAATCAGGCCCGGACCTTTTCACCAATGCGGTTGTGGCAGTCATGACACAGCGGCCGAAGGTTGCTCCACTCCCAAAACAATTCAGGGTGAGACTTAGCAGGCTTGATGTGATCGACAATCTCAGTGGCACGCACCAAACCATTGCGCTCACACTCGCAGCACAAAGGATGGCGCTTCTTATAAACAATACTCAGCTTGCGCCACCGCTGCGTTGAATACAGCCGATCAGATTCAGCACGCCGCCGGTTGTAGTCCTGCTGACCCAGCTTGCGATTATTAGCTGCAGCGGCCTGGTGCTGGTCGCAATAACCACCACGCACAAGCACACCACAACCCGGATGCTTGCACAGCGTTGGAGCTTTAGCGGGCATGATCATCATCGCGGCGAATCATGGCAGCAGCCTGCCAATCCTTCCGCGCCTGTTCACGCTCAGCAAGATCAAGATGGCGTTGCTTGTAGTACCAGTTCACAACGAACGTAGCCGCAGCGAGGGCAACACCAATTAACCCGAATAATTCATTCATGCTGAATCCAGTCACAGCAACTGCCCCGCTCGTTCCATAAGCCGCCACGCTTGCCGCTCGCTCCATCACCACATCGTGAACACTGCTCACTTAATCCGCTCCGTTGACTTGCCCTTGCTCTTGTCGAAACTGCGCATACCACCAATGCCCAACATTCCAGACAGAATCACCCACAGGGTTTCGTCTGGCAGCACCGACGGATACAGCGCATCAGCCGGGATAACCCCGCCCATCTGCAACAGATGCCACCCCCACACCAACAGAGGGTACAGAAGGAATTGATACGCCAGCGCAGCTGCACCGATCCAGCCAACGGCAGGCCGCCAACCAGCAACAAACAGACTCTTATGCTGAGCCTCCGCCGCATTAACAGCCATCTGCCCCTTAGCAACCTCCGCCGCAATCTGCTGCTCCTGAATACGCAGCTTCAGGCGCTCTTCATCGCTGGTGAATAAATCATCCGCAAGACCGGCCACACCTGCCACAACCTGAGCAATACCAGCAGACATTACGCCACTCCCTGCAACGTGCGATTAATCCAACCCAACAGGAACTTACCTTGTGCCCGGTCGTTATTAACGATGGCCGCATAGCGCGCCACCTTTGCCAGGGCATACTTAACCGCAAACAATTCCGCAGGCATTGCATTAATGGCGCGAGCAGTCACAGGCCCAGCCACACCATCAGCTGAAACACCAGCAACCACCTGAGCCAAACGAACAGCAACACGCACACCGGCATTCACTGCAAAGTCGAAAATATCCGCCGCTACGTCGTCGGCCGCCAAGTCATCACAACCTGCAGGAATCCAGAAATTATCGGTATAAAACTGCTCAACCAGCTGACGCAATTCAGGCGAATTAATCTGGCCAGAATCAACCAGCCGCCAACCCGGCCAACCGCCCCAGAAATTACGGGCAATACCGGCGAACGTCATCCCGCCACGGTCACCCGCAACGGTATGCAGCACATAGCCGCCCTCATTGCGGATCATCTGATCAAACGCAGGAGAAAAGGCAGCCATAAATAAAACTCGAAAAAAAGCCCGGACGAACCGGGCAAAGAGAGAGGAAGCAAGACCATCAAAGTGCAGAAACAAAAAAGGCCCAATCATTTCTGACCGGGCCTTTACTTGTGCGCACTATCTGACGCTAGGTTGCATTTTCCTGATTATTCCCACGTTTGCAATACTTTTTTTCAAACGTAATAAATTCAAACGCAGCAGCGAAACTCAGCAAGGGTAATATTTAATTTAGAAAATGCTGAATCACGGAGCCTGTACGCCTTACTGCTGCTCATACCCAAAGCACGACAATGCTGCACAACAGTCGAATCCAGCACCGTATAAAATTCTTTAATCACCGCCCTCTCATCATCTGGCAGAAGGCATACCGCCCGTTCAATTTCCTCAACCTCAGCCGACCATAAAACACGCGACCCGCGATCACCATCAACAGAAACCAAAGCACCCAACAAATTACCGGACGACGCCAAACCAACCCCGCCCGTCGCAGCCTCCCCCCAAATTAGCAAGCGCGAATGAATATCAGCCTTACGCTCTTTGTTCATCGTCATACAAAATCCTCCCCCTCTTCTCTTTCCTGCCGCATCCCCGGCTTGTCCATTCCCTCCATCCGGTTATAGCTACCCATCCACACCAGGTAATCAGTCCCCGGCTCGCCATCACGCAGCTTTGCCGAAATAACCTCAACCTGCCCCGGATACTGCGTGTTCTCGTTGTAATATTCATCGCGGTACAAAAACTGAATAACGTCAGCATCCTGCTCAAGGCTTCCACTCATGCGCAGATCGCTCATCATTGGCCTTTTATTCGCCCGCTTTTCACAGTCGCGGTTAACCTGACTCAACCCGATAACCACACACCCCAAATCCTTCGCCAGCTTCTTCAGAGCACGAGAAACCTGCCCAACCCGCAACGTCTCGTTATCCGTTTTTAGCGTCGATTCAACCAAGCCAATATGATCCACAATCACAAAATCCAGAGGCGTTTTACGGTGCTGGCGCTTTGCCCGCGCCACCAATTCAGTAATCGGAAGGCTTGCCTGGTCATCAAAAAATAACTGACCGGCGCTTTTTGCTAACGTCGTAACGGCAGCGCCAAAACGCGAAGTCTGCTCATCAATGGTCAACACCTTGCCACTCTTCAACAGCCCCAGCTTTACCTTCCCTTCAGCCGCCGTCATACGCTGCACCAGCTGCCGGGTGGGCATTTCAAGACTGAACACCATGCCGTTTTTCTTCTGCACGCCCGCCATATGCCTCGCAGCGTTCAGCGCATATGCCGTTTTACCCATAGCCGGACGCCCCGCCCAAATATGGAACTCACCCGGCTGACCACCACCCAGTCGATAATCCACATGCTGAAAACCAGTCAACAAACCATGAATGCCAGGATTATTTGCCACCTGATCAATATGATCGACCATCGCCTTTAACGCCTGCGGCAACGACAACACAGAGTTCTGCCGCTCATGCCGCTCCGTAACGGTAAGAATCTGCTGCAACTGCGCCAGCCTGCTCTGGTGATCCGCATAACCGTCATCAAGCAGGCATTGCATCATCTGCTGCGCAGCATGCAAATATGCCCGCTCAACAGAAAATTCCATCACCAGCCGAGCATAAGCCACAGCGTTATCAACCGACGGGATATACTCAAGCAAATGGTTCAAATACACCGCCCCGCCAACAGCATCAAGCAGCCGCATACCGCCCAAATATTCAACAACCGTAACCACATCAATCGGAGTTCTGGCCTCAGCTAACGCCGCGCAAGCCGAATAGATTTCACGGTTACGCGCGTCGTAAAAATGCTCGCCCAACAAACCAACAGCCTGCACATCATCAAACGCCTGCTCATCCAACAACAAAGCGCCAACAACACTCTGCTCCGCCTCCGAACTCCACAACTGCCGCTGAAAACCACTCATTGCCCATCCTCGTATTTCTTATCCAGAGCCTTTAAAAAATTCTGTTTCTTCGCCAGCCAATGCAGATCAAACCAGTGCGTATCATCCGCCGTTAAAATCGGGCAACGCGTCGCCAGGTACGAAAAAAACTTACGCCACCACAACAAACCAGAGGCCCGGTCGTGATAAAGCATCCGCTCGCCACTGCTGTGCTCAATATCAGCCGCCTGTTTCCAGCGATTTGCTAAATTCCGCGCCGACTGACTCTTAACCCAAACACCCCGCTTAGGCTGCCGACACTGCGGCAGCAACTCAGCCCACAGCGCCAGAATCTCGGCATGAGGACAATCACCAACACCACGCCCGGCAGGTGCAGCAACCGCAGGTTCTGCACACTCTCCTTTAGGAGAGTTATTATTGTTATATTGAGGTGTGGGGTTCATGCCGTGGGGTTCCTGTGTGGCTCCTGATTCATAAGTCGTTGAATTATCAGAGGTTTCCTGTGTGGTTCCCTCCGTGGTGTTCCTGTGTGGTTCCTCATTCGCCCGGACTAATACAAGGTGTGCCAATGGCAGTCGAAAAACCATGGCATCACCGATAGCGCCACCCTGATTAACCCTAACAACCAACCCTGCCGCCTCCAGACGCCGCAAAGCCGCCCTTATCTGCTCCCGCCCAAACCGCTGCGCCGCCGCCGTACTTCCACGAGCCCTATGCTCTTCCAGCAATTCCGAAAACTGCTGGTAACTAACCCGCCGCCGAACACCAACCACCCCGGTGCTAAAATCCATATGCCGCCGCAGCCCACGCAAATACAAAACCTGATCCGAGTGCGGCATGTACTGCAACGCCGCGTCCTCTTCCTCATTCCACTGCCAAAAAAGCCCGGAATAGCCGCCCCGGATGCTCACAACATCACCCACAGCACACTCCCAAAAAAATCGAAAATTCCGCCGAAATTCGGCGCGAAAATTCCGCAAATCCCAAGGCCAACACCCTACCCACGCATCGCAGAAACGAGCGACACCATACGATGCTGCGCCTCAACCAGCTGACGCTTAGCTTTGCTGATCTCAAGCCATTCCTGAGAGTTGATTTTGTTATCCGCCGCAGCGGCCTGAATGGTCGAAACCAGGTTACTGAAGCGCTGCAGCGTCGAGGCTAACTCCGTCATCAGGTCGGAATCTTCCAGTTCAACAGGATCTGTCGGCACAAACACCCCGCCGGCAGCCTCAGCAACGGCCTGCGCCGTATGCCGCCCACCCGTCCACTCAATCAGCATTTCGAACTGATCGAGGTTCATCGTGTGAGAACCGCGCTTTGTATCGCAGGTATAGTTTTTAACAGTCTGCGGATGACGCACACCGATCACCTCGTGCGCCAGCGCCATACCTTTGCGCATCTGCTGAATATCAAAACGAATTGCAGCCCGGATAGAAGTACCCGGTTTCATTAAGTTAACGCCCATGCGCTACCCCCTGAAAAATATAAAACGTGGTTAAGCGCTGGCGCGCTGGTCAGAATGAATACAGGCAGAAGCGTCGATGGCAGCCATATACAGCGCCTCGATCTTTTTGCCTTTGTCATAACTGGTACCAGAGCCAGTCTTAATCCTATGAACAGTCGGTTGTGTAATACCCACACGCAGGGCGATCTCAGACTCAGACATCCCCCCTTTGATGAGGCTAATAACCATGTCAGTTGCTGAAAGTTGCATTCTTTCCACCTATACGCAAACGGATAGGGCGAAAATATACCAATACGGATATTCGTTGCAACCACTTTCTGTAATTGCTCAAAATACGGAAATGAATAGTGAAAAAATAAAGACCCGCCTAAATCGTATGCTTAGACTCGCTGGAATCAGCGAGGCTGAACTTGCTCGTCGCGCAAAAATGAATCAACCGACAGTTCACCGCATAATGGCGGGAGACAGCTCAGACCCTCGACTGAGCAACCTGATCACCCTCGCCAACGCAATGGGCTATAAGCTTGACGACCTGATAGCAGAACACTCCCCGCTAGATTGCAACGGCGTTAAGGACTCAGGAAAAACATACACCCAAAGAAACCCTGACGAAGTTAAGCTATACACAACAAGACAACTGGATAAGAGTGAAACGAGCGAGAAATACATCACCTGCCCATTCCCTCACGGGCCTAACACCTACGCATTTACCGTAGAAGGAATGCAGGGCAGCCCCACGCCCATGCACTCGCAATATGGCCGCGCATACCCCATTGGCTCTGTGGTGTTTGTAGACCCCGATCTGGCAGACCAGGTAAGGAACGGCGACCCGGTAGCCGCCATGCTGACAGACGAAAACGCGTTTTGCTTCCGCATGCTGTACCGCGAAGGCGGCACCGAGATACTGATGCCGCTTAACCCGCAATTCCCGTCAGTTTCCCGACCTTACAAGATAATAGGCAAGGTTATTGGGGCGATCCTTCCCTAGTGGGAGTGCGACCCGGTAACATCGCTACACGCAGGCACAGAAGAAAATGCCGCTCACTAACAATTGACAACGCCAGCCCACGCTCATCCCGATAAGCAACCGCTTTATCAATCTGCTTAATATAGGGGCCATAACGCCAAGCACCTTCCGCTCCCGCGCCCAAAACCAAATAGCTGGTTTTAAGTGTTACGTTCTTCGAAGACAGCGCTCCCAATCCAGCAATAGCCGATAATGATGCTGATGACTCACAACCAATAAAGGTAAAAACCGCCCTGTTAAATACAATAATAGGCATAGGCTCATCAAACGGTAATGGGCCAGACAGAACAGCAAGCTCAGCCTCTCGCTCAAGCTCCTTATCCCTTTTAACCTGATACAAAGCATGGGCTGACTTAAGAACTTCAAACGTCAAAAAACAGTCCGACAACGCCTCATGATCCTGCTTATCTGAAATCCCAAGACAACGCACAACATCAATCAGCTTATAAGATGGGAAATCCCACACTTCGCGCGCCAGCCTGAGCGCACAGTAAAAATCATTGGGCAGCGACAACCCCAGAACACGACAAGAAGTGGCAATGAACGAATAATCAAAATCAGCGTTATAAGCCACCACCGGAAGCGCACCCGCAAACTCTGTGAAACCAGCAATTGCCTCACGCTCACCTACCCCCTGACGGGACAATAGCAAATCTGTAATACCATTAACGCGCCCTGCTGCAACAGGCATGCTTATTGGTATTCTTATATATCGGGAATACTGATCAACAACCACGCCATTACGCACCCGAATAGCACCGATCTGGGCAATGTAATCACAGCCAGGATCAAAACCGGTCGTCTCAACATCAGCAATAACAAACTCTGGGATCAGCTCATCACGGACAGCCGGACAATACTCCCGGACTACAGGTCGACCAACGGCACTCCTGGCAACCCTCACACCCGACTTAACACGCCGTGAAACAGAACGCTCAACCTTTGCGGCCCGATCAATACCCTGCTTTCCAGACGGCTGCGCATTAGACAAAACGGAAACCGCAAAAAACGCAGTGACCAACACCGTCAGCCACTCAGAAAAGCCACCATCACCCCCAATCAGCAAACCAAGTAAATAAACCACAACTACAAAAACCACTACCTGACGCATCCATTTCACAGAAGCAACCTCCCTATTAAGTAGCCCTCAATACTACCAACCCAACGAACTCTTTTAAAAAAATATCCATTTGCGTATTGACGAGAATACGCAATCGTATTTTACTATCCGCAAATGTATAGAGGACGCCACATGATCACCATCCACCCAGCACTGTTCGAGCAAGCCGATTGGCAGCAAGCCATCGACACACTGGAAGCCGAAACCGGGCGCGTGGCGACCATCGGCAACCCATACGCAACGTTGCAGCCAATGCATGCAACAGCCGCAACACTGCCACGCAACGCCAGCGAAACAGCACAGCAACAGGAGCAACGGGCATGAAAGAGCGCACCTTCCGCATTGCCGGCCAAAGCTGGATAGCCAGCCGCACCACAGGCCAGGCAACCATCCGTTTAGCTGGCGGCGGCATCGTCATTACCGAAGCACTGGCCAACATCCAGCTGCCGAAGCCCGAATGCCTGTTCTTTGGCAACGCCCTGCTGCGCGACACCCAAAACCCCGGCGAGCTGCAGGAGCTGTTCAGTTTCTGCCATTCGCCCCGCTGGCCAGCCAGCAGCCCAATGGCCGCGATACGCCGCCAGATGGAAACCCCGAATCACACAGCACCCTGAGTGAAAGGCCAGCAGGACGCTGGCCGAAACCAGCAATAAAAACACCCCAACAACAGGACATGAATATGAGAATAGCCACCCCAAACGAGAATGATATTAACGGCGCGCTGGAAGTTGCGCGAGCTCTGGACGAGATCAGCAATGGTTGGTTTCCGTCGAATGATGCTGATGGAGACGTTGAGTTCGACATCGACGACGGTGACGACTGCCGCAAAGCACTGGACATGCTCATTGATATTGAAAACAAGTGCAGCCTCATGCGCGCAGCCATGACCACTCTGGTTCTGTGTGACCCGAGAAACAAAGTAATCGACCACAGCATTGACTACCTGAACCACCACCCGGAAATAAAAGCAGCCGTTGAGCTTAAAGCAAAAATCGACAGCTTCTTCACGCAGAAATTTACCGGCGGAATGAAGTTCAAAACCCGTGACGGCGTTATCCGTGAAATTGCCAGTGCAAACTTTGAAGAAGGTTTGGTTGCGTTCACTGACGGTACAGACGATGACCTGCAGTGGGTTCGCTGGGAAAACATCACTCTGATTGAAGAAGACGATGTGAAATGAAGGTGAACACTATCAACCTCATCCCTATTTCAGGCGGAAAAGACAGCCAGGCCACGCTCCAGCTTGCTGTTGATCGGGACACTGAAAATATCAGGGGTGTCTTTGCTGACACTGGCATTGAGCACGAGCTGACGTATCGACACCTTGAAACCATCGAATCTGAATTTGGTATCACCATAAATCGACTGAAAGCAGACTTCACCCAACGACTTGCTCAGAAGCGAATGTACGTTGAATTTATATGGAAGTCAGAAGGAGTACCAAATACGGTTTGTGATGCAGCTCTTGCTGTTTTGCATCCAACCGGAGTTCCATTTCTCGACCTGTGCTTATTGAAAGGGCGATTTCCTGGCCACGCAAAAGCCGAGTTTTGCACCTTCGAACTCAAACAATACCCTATGCAAGATTTACAGGACTATCTACTGAGGAATGTCAGCAAAAATCTGATTGTGTGGCAAGGCACCCGGAAGGATGAAAGTGCAAGGCGTGCTCATCTAACCGAATGGGATGTTGAGTTCGGGGACGTAGAATCCCGAACTGGTCACTTAATTTATCGCCAAATTGTCGATTGGTGTAGCGATGATGTATTCGGGTTTCTGAAACGCTCTGGGAAAACAATAAATCCCCTATATGCAATGGGTTTTAACCGCGTTGGTTGCATGCCATGCAAAAACGAACGCAAAAATGGGGTTCGAATAATAGCGGAGCGCTTTCCGGAATATGTAGAGAAGATCGAGGAATTTGAACGGCTGGTATCGATTGCAAATAAGCACGGTGTTAGCACTTTCTTCGACGCCCGTATAGCGTCAAATTTTCTAAATAATGACGTAATTGCTACCGACACTCACGGCATTAAGACCCATGTAGAGTGGTCAAGGTCACAAAAAACCGGCCGCAATTGGCAATTTACAATGGCACTGGATCAAGAGCCAGAGTGTAGTTCGACAGCTGGATATTGCGAGTAGTTAATCATGAAGCTAAGAAATAAAGTACAGCGGAGGGCTGCAGCGTGAAAATTAAACCCATGATATTCAACGCAGAAATGGTGCAGGCTCTGCTTGGTGGCCGTAAGACGCAGACGCGGCGGCCGATCAATATCAGCGATGGCTGGGAACTGAAAGATCAGCATATTTGCAGAATCATCACGCCTAAACCCGGTCGCTGGGGCGCAATGCAGCGTCGCGCACTTCATGACTCAGAATACGAGCACCAAGTAACTCCTACACCAGCCATGCCCGGCGACCTGATCTATGTGCGCGAAACCTTCCGGACACTAGATAGTGATGATGAGTGCGATTGCGAATATCCGTGCAGCCACCCGGGGCCGGGAAGCACAGTTTATTTTGCCGACAATCAAGAACTGGATCGTAAGTGGAAACCATCCATCCACATGCCGCGCAGGGCCAGCCGCCTGACCCTGAAAGTAACCGGCGTGCGCGTTGAGCGGGTGCAGGATATTTCTGAACAGGACGCCGTGAAAGAGGGTGCTTTTACTGACAATCCTCCCCACATCAATTGGGCGTCGGCTGATTTTAGCCGAATCTGGCACTTAATTTACCCCGGCAGCTGGGAACGCAACGACTGGGTATGGGTTATCGATTTCGAGGTGATCCGCCAGAACGTAGACGACTATCTGAAAGCATTGGAGCACGCAGCGTGATCAAAAAATATTTTGTTTACTCCCCGGAAGAAGGCTTCGAAGAGTTCGATTCAATCGAAGAGCGCAACGAGTACGCCGAAGCCACCATCCAAAACTATCTGGATGATGACTGGGACGAATCAGTAACCAATCTCGTTTCTGGCGAAATCCATACCCGGGCCACAATGATCGACAAAAAAGAACGGCCGCCAGAAAGCGAAATTGACGAAGAAGGATGCGACCAGGACGGAGATATTTGGGCGCCAGAATGGAACTATCGCTGCAACTACACAATGAAGGCGATTGAATCTGGCGCTGCCACATATTACGTCCACCACGTCGGCCCTGATGACGTTCACGGCCCAATGACGGAACTCGAAGCTATGAGGCTGGCAAATGAATTAAATGCAGCATCAGCTTGGCACCGGGAAGATTCACCAAACCGTGATTTTCTGCCGTACAGCATGGCACTGGTTAAAACCGCAGAGCAGTTGAATGGGGGCGCGGAATGAGCCATCAAAACGATATTAAGATCGAAAAGATCAGCGACAAGCGCTTGAGCGGCTATGTAAACCGTACTCGCTCCGGATCGACGCAGGTTTTTTACACCGGAAACGACTCACGAGACTGGGACCGATACAAAGCCGAAGGTGGCGGCCGTCTGCGGAACATCACAATGCACGAAAAGCCAGACACCATCCGGCTGGAGCCGCCAGAAAAGCACTATTACGCAGAGCTCATTGACGGTGAATGGTGGTGGCTTAATGGCTGCGCAGAATGTAATGGACGCCAGCGCGACTGGATGACTTACATCGAATGCGAAAAACACAACGTCTGCCGCACCTGCTCAACTCCGCGCGCTCAATTAAAAGAGCCGCCATGGGCTGGAAAACATGGCTGGCAATGCAAACCATGCGCAGAAGCTGAGCATGAAGAAGAAAAAGCCGCTGCCCTGGCTGCCATGCCAGAGGAATATGACAAATGGGATTACCATCACGAAGATTCAGTCAAATGCCCTCACTGCAATTACAAATTCGAGGACTCAGGCGACGGCGAGTTTTACCAGGAAGGCACGAAGGATATTGACTGCCCGCGATGCGATAACACTTTTGAAGTTGAGGTATCCATTTCATTTAATTACACGATGAAGCGAAAGGAGCACGCAGCATGAGCCACAAACATAAACCGCTTTTCTCCTGCGTCGGATGCTCTGACATTCAAACCTTCCCCGCTGACGATCTGCGACAGCATGGTGATGACCCGTGGTGCGGCGACTGCTGGGATGGTTTCGATATGGATACTGAAACAGGCATCGAATACACGAGCCAGCCAGAGTTTATTCCGGAGGCTGACCAGAAAATAAAGGAGCTTACTGAAGCGCTGCAGATAATCGCCACACATGACCTGCAATTCAAACCGTCAACACAGAAACCGCATTATGAGCCGGAGCCGGATGCGGAATATCTGCTGCTGAACCCGTGCGACGGATTCCATATAGCGTATGGAAATTTTGATCACGACACGCAGGAGTTCGAAAGGTTCTCTAATTTTACAGGAGGTCAGACCTATGGGCCTGATCAATACATTGCATGGGCCAAGCTGCCGGATGCCGTGAAAATCATCGACAGCGCACAGGAGGCAGCAGCATGAACCAGCCATTGCACACCTGCCCCAACTGCGGCGCACCCGCAACAACGCAGGATGATATCGAGTTTTTAAGCTGGCACGGTCACTGCGCCGACTGCGCAATGCGGAAGCAAAAAACCTGCACTTACCCAAAATGCAACTGCCCGTTCGACGCACCCGACGATAATTTCCTGTGCGCCCGTGGCCTGAAAATGGAGCAACGCAATGGCAAAAACTAAACGCCGCAAGTACGACCCAAGCCGCACGCGCCAACAGCTGCAGGCCGACGTACTGACCAACACCTTTTTCTACCACGGCAGCATGATCGAATCCGTTGGCGCCCTGTGCGGTAACTTTAAATACCGGCTGACCGATGACTCTGCCGCCTGGATTCTGAGCCGGAAAAATACATGGTCAGGCGTCGCACTCGTTTTCTGCACCGACGCAAACGGCAACCCGTACACAAAACCCCGGTACTTTACTTACGAGAAGCCAATCACCCGCGCCGAACTCGACAAACGAATCGAGCAGGAACAGCTCGCACTGCTCAGCGAAAGAAACATGAACCAGGTATGCAGCACCGGCTATTTCATAATGCCCGACCACACCCTCGACATGACCGTAAACCGCGAAACAATCACACGGCTTTTTGAACGCGAAACCCCATACGACTACACCGTAACGGTACTCGCCGCAATGAGCCGCGAAGCCCAGTTAAACAAAGAAAATCAGGAGGCCGCATGATTATCACCGCCAACAACGCCGGATTAATCCTGCCCGAAGGCTGCGAACTGGCCGTTATTCAAAAAGGCGCAATCATCGACTCAGGCCAACACATAGCCGACCAGGTATTTAAAGCGACAGGTCAGGTATATCTGGATGCCATGGACAAGTACATTGATCAGAACCAGATTAAACAGATAGCAGATACTGCTTAAATGCTACCTCACGCCACGAGAGAACTCCGCAAGCAACCCGGCGGCGACCCTAAAAAAATGAACCGCCGCCCACAACAGAATAAATGAAGTCATTCCATCGTGAGCCTTAAGCGCGAAACCAATCAGAAGTAAGCAAGAGAAAATACTAAACAGAAGTATTGTATAGAAGCCGATCAATTCGGCATAAATACGGTGGCGTTTGATATTGATCTTCAAGGAATCCCCCCCGCCATCTATGGCGGATAATCATCCCTGATTTAGGTGAGCCAAAATGCTCGACAATCAGAATATACACCGAAAAAAAAACCTATCAAGTAGCAAAGCATTGCTGGTGTATATATAAAGCATCCTTAGCGCAGCCAAGGGAGACAAAACCAACCTTGCCGGAAGACAATTTGCCATCGGACATAACACAAACCTCACGGAATAAGGCCGCTGCCCTCGTTGATCACTCCACTGTTTTTATTGCGGCGCGGGGCAGCGTACCGGAAACAGAATTGGCGCGGATTGTACAGAAGTCGGCAGACAGAGTCATTGCAGAGACTGCGCTCAAACCTGCCTATTTCACTGCCTGTACCGCCCGTGAACCAACCGGAGTTCAGCCCAGGCGCTCATTCACCACCACCGAAGCGACCAGGTCGCCTTCGACATTCACAGCCGTACGCACAGTGTCGAGGATACGGTCAATCGGCAGCAGAATGGCGATGGCTTCGGCCGGTAACCCCACCGATTGCAACACCATCACCATGGTCACCATGCCGGCACTGGGGATTCCCGGTGCGCCCATCGAGGCCACCATCGCGGTCAACATAACGATAATCTGCTGGCCGACGGATAAATCCACCCCCGCCAGATAGGCAATAAACAGCGCCGCCGAGGCTTCGTACAGTGCTGTACCGTCCATGTTCATGGTCGCCCCCACCGGCAGTACAAACCCGGCAACATCATTGCGTACGTGCAGCTGCTCTTCGGCACACTTAAGGCTGACCGGCAGCGTCGCCGCGCTGGAACTGGTGGCAAATGCCGTGACCAGCGCCTGACGCGTTCCGCGCCACAACCACAGCGGCGATTTACGCGTAAATACATACAGCAGGCCAGGCAGCACCACGACACCATGAATCAGCGTGATGGCGAAAATCAGCAGAATAAACTCACCCATGGTACGCAACAGCGCCATATCCTGGGTGGCCATCAGCTTGGTCAGCAAAGCAAAAACGCCCAGCGGGGCGAGGTACATTACCCACTGAATAATGAGCATCAGCAGCTCCAGCAATTCCTGCAACACACCCAGTACCT